ACGACCCTGTTGAATCTGATAAAATTGCCAACCAGTAATCAGTTCCCCCATATACTTGTGGTTTTGTTGAATAAGTGTAGCTTTTCTTATAAGGGATACTGCTATTGTTCAGAAATGACATAGCAGCCGTTTCTGAATTACTTATGGCTGAATCAGGATACACACTAGCGTTATTAGTGAATATCCGCATCTTCGCACCGGTTATTGAATCAGGATAAGGACTGAAACCATAGATTCCGATTTCAGATATTTCCATAAGCCCAGAACCTGGTACAGTAAACTTTTGAGCTGCTGCACCATCGCCCAATTTAGGACTTATGGATACATCACTTGATCCATATCGAGAATCTGGACTATAGGTTATAAAACCGTTGCCGGATGCCATTTTAGATTACCTTCTTTGAAACAACATCCAGATCGGGAATCGGATAATCGTCACGGGTTATGTCCGCCCTTTTGAAGTGTGCTGCCGCCCCAAGAAGGGCTACTTTCGATTCCAGCCAGTCTGCGGCCTTGTCTCGCTCTATCGCAGTGGTAAACGTTCCGGTGAAAATGAATCTGTATTCTTGCATTATTTCTCTCCTCTCATACCACGCCGTACTGCCCAAGTCTGTTTGGTAGCCCGGCCAGTTTCCTTTTTCGTTTCGACAGGCCCTTCGCCTTTGCCAGCTGCGATGATATCAGCTCCCTCATCTTCACCGGCTGCTTCCTTGATTTCTTCCGGTTCTGCTTCAATGACAGGCTCCTCCTTTTTTATGAACGGATCAGGTATTTCCTTGAACCCCGGCTTCTTTTCCAGCTGCGGAGTCCAGAGGTAAATATGGGGAGTGCCTATCTTCTGCATGTATCTGGCCATGATTCCTCCAGAAAGAAAAAGGGGAGGAGCTACCCTCCCCTATCTTAAATTAGAATGTGTCGTAAGCTCTCAGTATGAGGTACCAGAATCCGTGCTCAGTCAAAGGGTTGGCGGAACATGTAACCGTCATAGTGTCTGTGGTCATGACTGCCTTAAGGATTGTGTCCGTATCATTTGTTACGGAATAACCTACGATCGGAATATCCGTAGATTTTGCTCCAGTAATGGTAACAGCTTCAGCAGCTGCCCCACCTACCGTGGTGTGCAGACCGGCATAAGCAATGTAGTGAGATGCCTTTGTCGTTCCGCGAGGACGGATGATCATATAGTGAATGCTGTGAGCTGTCGAAGGGTTAGCCGAACAGGTCACTGTTAGGGTGTCCGCCGTACAGACAGCTTTCGCAATCGTATCTGTATCGTTGGTCGCCCCGTAACAGACAAAGGCAATGTCTGTTGCAAGAACACCAGTAATAGTAATAGCTTCTGCCGCCGCTCCTCCTACCGTGGTGTGCGTACCGGCAAAGACAATATCCCATTCTGCGACACACCCCTGCCGAATAACGCCATAATTGTAACCGTGAGCAGTCAATGGATCAGCTGATACAGTAATGGTTATTGTCTTATCAGTTAGTTTTGCAGCGACGATATTGTCAGTGTCGTCACTAGCACCATGACCGGCGAATCCGATATCCCAGTTGTCAAGGCCATCGCTGACCGTGATCGTTTCTGTCTTATCGCCTCCAGCAGACGCAATTGTCCCACCGGCGCGATAAATTCCGTATCCCTTCTGCGGTCCGTATGGAACGAACAACGCAGACGTCTTATCGCCGACATTGATCCAACACGGAACAGCACCGAGATTAGTACCGGAACCACGATACTGAATTAAAGAACCGGAATCGTATCCAGTAGTGCCATTGGAAGGGACTCCAACTTTTTTATCGCCTGTAATGGTAAGTTTTCCTACGGAAAGATCTTCGAAACGTGCCATTGTCTCCTCCTTTAGAGGAAAATTCGGGGAGGGGGCACCATTCACCCTCCCCTACGTTATTCTGATATCGTTACCGCCGTAACGATACTACGCTGCTTCTTCATTAAACAGACAGTACAGGTAAACGTCGAAGACGCCGCTGTCGATGTCTGCCTCGGTTCCTCCGAACAGCAGGTCGAGGGTATCCGTTGCCGCATAAACCATCTGTGCAGCACCGTATGTCGCGCTTGTCGTCATTCCCGTCTTCGCAACAGTCTTGATACTTGTTGCAGCAACGAACGTATTTACTCCGGCGTTCGTTCCCACCGCAACCGTTGCCGTACCGGAATCGGTACAGGCCGTAGTCACGTCAAGCAACGCACCGAGAATCATGCATCCGACAGGGATGTCCCACACCTGAAGAACGTCTGCATCAGCACCGCTTACCGTAACACCCTTTTCCGCGGTGATGGACGACATGTCAACGTGCAGTTTTACAACACCAAAAGAACCCCGGCCATACGGAGCATTCGTTCCGGCGAACTGGGCCAAGGAAGTACAATCAGTCGTAGTAGCCATTTATGTCACCTCCTACTTGTAAATGTAGAGACCGCCGAGCGCCTCGGGTTTGACGACCTTGTAGCCGAATACCTTGAGACCGCGGACGATGTCACCGAACGTGGATTCGGCACGGAGCGTTTCCGTCTCTACGAACTGGGAGGCGAAGGTGATCGCATCATTCGTACCAAACAGACCCCAGTAGCTCTTGAAGCCGGAAGCCTCATCAGCCGCTGCTACCGAAAACAGGTTGTTGTTGGAATACACTTCGAACCGGTCAATGATGCCGACCCGCCCGTTACGCAACACCGACTGGCCGTCACCCGTCAGGGAGGCGTCCTTGATGTCGGACTTCTTGATCATGCCAAGGGCCCACGGGGGAAGGATCATCCACCGTCCAGTCTCGGGCACGTTCTGCTCATCGAGAACCGTACCGCAATCGACGATGTAGTCGATGGCGTTGGATTTCGTGAACTGGACGGGAGTCCCGGTAGCTCCGAGGTTGAAACCGGCGGACTCTTTTCCTGCGGTTGCCCCGGTGTTGTCGGAACTCATATCGTTGTAGATGTCCGCGAAGACATCCGCCTCGATGACGATCTTCATCTGTTCACCGGCATCGGTCGCCCAGCTGTCGAGCAGCTTGATGTCGGACTGAATCTTGTCCACGTCGTCGCAGACGAAGTTGTAATACTTGCCCTTGTCGATCAGCAGATCGATAGGGGTGGACTCGGGACGTTCGACCACGAGCTTCTGACCTTTCTGGTAGTCGCGGATCGTGGTATCGGGGGTTGTGCGGATATGGACCGTATCGCCCATACCCTTGATCTGGCCCTCGTAATCATTGTTCGTGATCCGGTCCAGACAGGTGGATTTGTAAAACTTGACCAAGAGCTTCCCGGCCCACAACTCCGGAATAAAGCTCGATCCCGCACTGGTGTAGTCGGGGTTTCCTGCTACTCTGCCTACAGACATATTGTCCTCCTATTCATTGGAGACAATTCCCTATTTCCGCTTGGACATGTCGGCTGCCATTCTGGCAATCCGGTTTTCCATTTCGACACGTTCCTTGTCCTTCCCGTTGTACAGACCGCGCTGCACGTCACGGTAGAACTGGGCGATGTCTTCTCTGGTAAGGGACCTGTCCCCTCCTGTTTTGAATTTTTGTGATACGCTGCCGGAACTTCTTCCGGGAGCGAGCATCCTTTCCGACGTTGAAGCCTGCCTGCCCGCTGTCTGGGTGATCCCCTTCTGGCGCTTGAACTCGATAAAGAACGTGGCAACCTTCTCCGCATTATAGTTAGCCTTGGCCTGCTTGAGCAGGTCGAACCGCTTATACCCTGTCAGCGGCTCTTCCTCGTCCAGCCATGCCAAGAATTCCTTATTAGTGTTCCACACTTCCCAATCATCGACCAGTTCCGAGAGTCGAGACCAGAAAAGTGAACTCTGGGTCTGACCCGTTACGTTTCCGAGGTCGTTCACCCGCCCCATGATCTGGTTGATGACGCCTCCAACCTCGTTCAGGATAGACTGCCTCTCCTTGGCCATTTCCTGCTTGAAGATGGCGTATACGGCTTCCACCACATACGGGTACTCTTCATTCAGGTAAGCAATCGACTTGTCCTCTGCGGGCACATGCGACTGCTCGGTCGGGCTGGCCGCCGGAGCCTGATCAGCAAGCATTCCCTGCAAGAAGGAAACCTGCTGCTGGAGTTTCTGGATGTCTGCATTGTACATGCCCTGAAGGGTATCGTACTTGTGCTGCAATTCATCCTCTTTGACGTTATGCGTTTCCTCAGCCTCGGTTACGGTTGTAACCTGTTCCTCGGTTTCTAAGTTCTGGCCTTCGTCAGCATCGCCTTCGGCATCTCCGTATGCCTGTTGATACAATTCCTCGGCCATCACTTCCGCATCTTCCGCTGCTTTACTCATTTCAAAGAACTCCTTTCGTTGTGGCCTGCCGTAGCTTGGGCCTGTAGTAATACGTTAAACGCTCATCGTTACTTGTTTCAATAAAAATTACTGCTGCACCGTACCGCCGGTGACATTACTGTCCTTGGCGAACAGCCCGACTCCTGCCGCGCCCAATGCCAAGACGGCATCGCATACCGGCGCGTACTCCGGGAACGCGGTCTTGACAACAAGTGCCGCCATGACGACAACGCCGGATGCGGTCGTCTTCCAGTTCTTCATCTTGATCTGCATGGCTCTCCTTTCTCAGTCGGGTGTGTACCAACCGTATTCTGGATAATTGCTGTTGTTCTTGAACCATTCGTTCACCTGAACAGGGTCTGGATAGTCAAGGTCGTAGTCCGGATCCACCAGCTTGATGTATCTCGCCTTGTCCGAGCAGATGTCGAATCCCGGGACCTGCATCTTGTGTATGCCGATTAGCTGGCCCGGGTAGGCCAGAAAGTCGTACATCTTTTTGTACCACGGCTGGGAAAGCTCGCAGTGGATGGTGTCCATGACGATCTTGCGGTCAAGTTCCGTCCATTTTGAACAGAGGATAATTTTCAGGATTGCGTTGCCTAGGTAGGATTTCAGCTTGCGCTTCTTGTAACCAGTCATCTGCATACTGGCCAGTTCGCCCGGTGCGATCAGCCACATGAAGTGCGAGTAACTGCCTTTACTGTGGGCCTTGATGCCGGCTGAGAAAATGTTCCTCACATTGTCGGAAAGGACGGGAAGCGGGTACAATTCAGCAGGTATGTTGTAGATGTCTTCAGGTGTCAGCAGTCTTCGATCAGTTCCCAATGTGGTCCATCCTTGAATGTATGTTCGTCCAGATCCATGTCATTGTCCCAGTCGTGGCCGGAACGCACCTTGATGCCCATCTGTATGGCCGTCGCCTGCACGAAGCCGATGAAGTGCCTCAGCCTGTTCTCGTCATTCCATCTTATCGGGAACGGCATCACGTCCACGGCCATCGACGGGAACCTGTTGTGCTTGCCGTGGGGCCAGTCCAGTTTTGATCTTCCGGACCGGAACGCTTCGTGCTGCGCCTGCTCGCCACGGAACCCGCAGATGATGGTGCAGTCGTAATGTGAAATGACCTCGTTGAACAGGCGCTGCAACTTCGGGTTGCAGGTCTGTAACTCCTTGATCGATCTTGCCGAGAAGGAAGGCATGTCAGACTCCGAAGATCATCTTCACGATGGCGCTGACTACGGTCTTGTCCGCGAGGTTAACCATGATCAGGATGAAGAACAGCAGGGCCGAAACCTTGATTACCGTCCAGAACATGTTGTCCCGCACCTTCGTCGCCATCTTGCGGAACCATGCGAACTCTTCCAGAACCTTGATCCGGTTATCATGTTCTGTAAAGATGCTTTCCACGTCGCAGCACAGCTTCTCCATCGATTCGTGCATTTCTGTCACGCGGCTGGTCAGCCCGTTACGCACGATCCGGTTCAGTTCCATGAGCAGTTCCGTGCTTGCCTGAAGGTCCTTGTGCATCTCGTCTAGCTGCTTCTGGACGTTTTCGATAATCGTATGATTTTTCACGGACTGCTCCATCAGCTTCTCATGGCCGTCGCAACGTATCCTGCGCTCGACTCCGGTATACCCGTCAGTCATTGCCGTTCTCCGTTTAGTATTCCATTACCTTGCAGACACACGCTCCACTTCCTCCAGTTGTCGTGTAGGTAAGGGTGAAGACAACCGTGGTCTCGTTCTCGTACATCTGTAACGGTAGCCGCCAGTTTCCGTCCGCCGTAAATTCGTAGGACAGGGCGACGACCGAGGAACCCGTTCCGGTCAGTACCTTGTAGTCGTCTGTAGTGTTGATCGACTCGTCGCGCACCGCCGCCGTGATGGTCAGCTTCGCCGCGGTATTGATGTCGAGGGTGAAGTACAGGATCACCCCGTTCGTGGGGTTCTGAATAGTCTTGGTAATCGAGAAGACGGTGTCGGTCGTTACCGCCGTTACCGTTGCGTTCGTGCATGTCACTGTGTTTGCCGCCATGGTCTACCTCCTAGATGTAGGCTAGCTTGCTCTTAAGCACCGCCTCTTGTGTCTTCTGCTGGTCCTGTTTCGTGTTCGATATGCTGCCCATGATTTCAAGGATGTCACCAATGGCAGACGCCCGTCCGGCAAGGTATTCGCGCCTCTCCTGAGCCTTGCTGGTGTGGATCAGTTCTTCCATGTAGCTGCTGATGAGCCAGTTCTGCACGAGCTGGAAGTTCTCGTCAATACCGAGCTCGATGATGGCCCGCTTCAGCCTGTCATTGACTTGCTTCATATGAACTTCCTCCACCTGTTCTGTTCCGGAGAGAGCATTTCGCTCTGCGGTTTCACCCCCTGTATTCCTGATTCACTCATCGGCTTGTTGACGTGATAATCCCCGGCTGCTTTCTGTTTGTTCACTTCCTTCTTGATATAGGTATTTACCCACGGTTTCTTATTCTCGTCAGTGAATTTTGCAACTCCCTTCACAATAAAGGACGGATTGTATTGCGGAAGATTATTCAGTGAGTATCCTGCATCCAGCATCGGGGTGCCGCCGAAGAATTCCCTTACTTGCTCCATGGTTCTGGGCGCTTCTTTTTTCCCTTCTCTTTCGAAACTTGGGGAAAAATTATATTGTGAAACATCGCCACGCCAGTTCTCGTCTATGCCAAATCCGCGACTATAGCCCTGCGGTTTCTGCGGTTCGTTTTTCATATACTGATACATCTGAAGGAGCAGCCCGTTTTTCTTATCTACACTAAACCTGTCCTGATTCTTCTGTGCCGCATATTTTTCAAGAGATGCATAGGCGCGCTGCAAAGCCATTTCACGTTCAATCTCGTTCTTTGCAGCCGCCATATACTGCCGCTGACCATAGTGGTATCCTTTCGCGCCCGGGTTAAGATTGTGCTTGATCTCCCAGTAAGGGTCGAACCAGTCATTGCTGGATGGGGGTGCCCATCCGGAATTCTCCGCTTTGTATTTTTGCCACATATTGTCAATATCTCTTCTTCTCTGCTCGTTGAGCATCTTCTGGTACGGAGACTGTGGAAGATTCTCCAGATTGTAGAAACTGGGGCTGTATTCCGTATCGAAGTACATGGGGGCCATGCCAAATAATTTTCGTCTACTGTGCCAGTCCTCGGGACTGTAGCTGGAAACCATCTGGAACATTTTCCATGTGTCCTGATCCCATGTATTCGACGGTCCCTTTGACCCGAAATACCGCGCCCACTGGGCATTGTTCCAGTCATATACATTCTGTGGGAGTGCTCTGAACCTCTGTGCGGAGTATACGGGCATGGCCTGCTGGTTGCGGAAGAATTGCCCAACCGCGCTTCCGGACGGCTGCTGAACATTTCTGACTACGGAACTTGGGGCCTGAAAGTTTGCGAACTGGCCTTCCTGCTGTCTCCTGTCAAGCAGGGCCTGAGGAATACGGGTGGCTGTGTTCAGCGTGCGGCCAAAGGTGACCTGCTGCATGTCGTTGGTGTCGAGGGCCTGTGTTGCCATGGTTATCTCCTCTGTACTGCGTAGTACCGGTTTGTGTTCGGGTCGTATACCGTCTGCCATCCGGCATTGTTTTCTGCATCCAGTTCCGCGTTCGGCATTACCTGCGGCCTCCGTCACCCGGGTTGCCCGGGGTAGATACCTGACCGGGCTGGTTCTCGGGAGTGAACTGTCTGGTGTCCTGACCGACGACACGATTACCGGCGGCATCCAGCTGTTCTAGGCCGGGAGGCGGCGCTTGGTTCTGGGCTGCCTGCGGGGGGCTGGGCAGGATGTCCGTGTCTGGCGGTATGATCTTGTGCGAGTCGATGTCGAGGGAGTCGAAGGCATCGTACAGGAGCTGCTTGCGTCCGTCGAGGCCCATGATCTGGAGATCGACAGGGTTGTTGAGCAGGGGCAAGAGCTCCACCTTGCGCATCACGTTCGCTTCCTTGCTGGCGAAGATGCTGTAGCCTTGGGCGACGATGCGGAAGTCTCCCACGAGGCCGTACAGTTCCTCGTTCTCGATGTTGTATTCGTACTGGCGCTCAAGGACGGGTTCGATGATGTCGATGTCGATGGACTTGATGAGCTGCTTGATGCCACGTGCGGACTGGTTCAGGAGCATCTGGAACCCGGAGGCGGTATTTCCTGCACCGCCGATGGTGGCGGAACCGTGCGAGTAGGCCGGTATGCCGGAATGTTCGTCAGCGATCTTGGAGAAGGCGGTGTAGATGGCCAGCAGGTCAGATGTGATCGGTTTCGGCTGGTAAAAGCGGATGGCTGGCCCTGACTCCATCTGCTCGTTCGTGACCTCCCACACCTTCCACGGGATAAGGGACTTGCTATTGTCGTTCACGCGGTCCATGTTCACTTCGACTTGGGGTCCGGAGGCAACGGCCATGTTGTAGACCATGTTCCGTGCAGCCGCATTGCAGATCTGCTGCGGATCCTTGATGACCTCAGCGAGGGACTTGCCCCAGAACGAGTCCGGGATCTTTTCGAACGAGGTCTTGGAGTAGGGTTTCTTGCCGAAGGCATCGTAGTTCAGGGTCGCCTTGATGACCTTCTTGTTGATGACCCACGCACAGATTGGGTATGAATCGTCAGGGTCCGGGATCTCGTCCACGCTCATGCCGTAGTCGAGCAGCTTCTTTCCGTCCACGAAGTCCCAGAACTCAAGGCACTGGATCTTCCCTGCTACGGCACCCGAGAGGGGGTCGTTGTCGAATCCGACGGCATCGCGCACGTCGCTGTTGATGAACAGCCAGTTGTCGAGGGTCCCGACGTCGTAGTCGTGGATGACCTCGCGGATGATCGTCTCGTTGAACCCGGGCAATCCGATCAGGTCGTAAAGCTGCTTGCGTGACAGGTAGATGACGTCCATCAGGGCACCGTCATCGATGCCGGTGGAACCCGCTGCCGGGTAGATGTTGAAGGCGGAACGGCGCTCGTAGGTGGGGATGATGCGCTCCTCGATGCTCTTGAAGAGTCGGCCCGTCTGCGGGTCGAGGTTGATCTTCTTGATCTTCTCCTTGCGGAAGATGGGGCCCTTGATGAAGGCCGCCTTGCAGCGCAGGAGGTCCTTGATCAGGTCTGGAAGGGCATCGTAGAAGCCGCCCTCCGTGAGCTGGTCGTGGATCTTGTCCGCCATCTTGTCGGCCATCTCCCGTGACTGAACCTTGAGCTCGTCTTCGACGCGCTTTCCCACCTGTTCGAAGATCCTGTTCATCAGGCTCTTCATCTCTTCCTGAGGGACCTGCACGCCGAGCTGCATCTGAATCTGCTGAAATGCGGCCATGGAACGCTGGATGATGTCCTGATTGATCTTCTCCTTGATGTGGTCCGGAAGGTCCGGAACCGGGGTCGGCTCGATGGACCAGATGCGCCTGCCCTGCTGTATGATGTTCTCGTCTATCCATGCATAGGCGGTGCGGGCCTTTGTGTCCGTGATCTGCGAGAAGACTTCCGGGGCCCCGACTTCCTTGATGGCGGCCAGCTTTTCCGGCTCGTACTCACCGTCCATCTGCATGGCGTCCTTGAGCATCTCCGTTTCGATATCGTTCTTGGCACGCTTGGCACTCTCCCACTGGTCCATGATGTACTGTTCCAGCGAGGACAGGATGACCTCCGGGGATGCCTGGAGGGCTGCCCTTTCGGCATTCTCCTGACGGTCTATCTCATCGTTCGATATGACTCTAAGCATGTTACAACCACGCATTCATTGAGGTTTTCTTGTCCGGGGAAGAGACTCTGCGTCTCTGCTCCCGCCTTGTCAGCACCCGGTTCGTATTCTCGCTTGTCATTGCTATGTATTGTACGCAGTCATGGGGATGTGATTCAATGGATTTCTCCGCCACCTCCCGGAACATCTCCCTGCCAACGAGGCCGATCTTCTTCCGACGGTACTTGGAAATGAATCCACGGCGCAGGATTTCGCAGTTCGGTGAGAGCTGGAGGGCAGGCTTGCCGTCACCGAGCATGCGTGTCAGAAGCGTGTCCACAGCCATGAATCTGGGCATCCAAGCGTTGCTTGGCGCAGGATTCGTGACGCGGAGGCCTGCTTCGCGCAGTTCCTGATAGCATGACTTCTCGTCCGTGTCGGAGCGCTTGTTGCCGGATGGGTCGGCGGTGACGATCAGTTCGTGGTTGCGGTACTTGGTGTTCAGTACCGGCTTGACGACCTCGACCAGGAGGCGGCGTATGGCGATGTCCTCACCGACGAATTCGTCGAGAATGTTGAGGCGTCCCATGGGCAGGTACTGGCCGATCACGCAGGTGGCGTTCAGGCCGAAGTCGAAGCCGAGGATCAGTGGCACGCTCTTGACCGGCTCGATGATCGTGGGGGATGTGTGCAGGGTGTCGTTGTAGTTCATGTAGACGGGCTTGCCGTCACGCAGGTAGCCGTTCTGCCCATG